ACGCCGTCAAAACGATTTTGTCATGAACTACGTCATGAATGGCGGAAAATCTCATCAGGCAGCCATAGACGCCGGATACAGCGAGAAAGGATTAAGGGCAAGGTGCAGCGAGCTTTTAAACATGGAACGCGTTCAACGGCATATTAGACGCGAATCAGAAGCGCTTACAACGAGCTTAGTTCCGCTGGCTTTGCATCAAGTTAAAGATCTGATGCTAAACGCAAAAAGCGAATCAGTCCGATTATCAGCCGCCCAAGATATACTCAGCCGCGCTGGTATGAACCATAGGCAAGAAATACATATTAATCATACACTTACAACTAAAGAACAATACAACGCAATACTGAACGAGATAAGGGAAGCATTGAGCAATCAAGATGCAATCGACGTTACACCGATTGAAGACAAAGAAAAGCTAATAGAATCAACATAGTTGCACGGGTTACATGCCCTCGACCCTAGGGAAAAGACGATTTTTTGCTCATACCTGGCTAGACCCCCCGCCCCCCGCTGCTGCAAAGGGGGGCGGGGGTGCAGGTGCAGTCCCCACCCGACACTGCTCCTAAAAAAACCATTTATTGACTTTATATCAACGAAAATGACACCTCACACCGAGCCGGTATCGACTTTTCATCAAGGATTGGACTTTTACGCGCTTCTGGCGTTGTTACAGCTCACGAAAAAGGAGTTGTCGTTGAAGCTGGGGTACACGGCTGAACAGGTGACACGTTGGGGGAACCAGCCGCCGGTTCACGTGATGGAATATTTGCGGGTACGGGTTGAGTTGGCATCGTTACGTTCGTTTGTAAAACAGAACTTGCGCGAAATTATTGACCGTATTTAGGCTTTCCATTCAATACTCACCTAAAATCCTGATTTTTAACAAAATTGGTTGATACTTAAAGTACGCTATGCTACTTTTCGTAAAACGGGTGATTTGGAGGGAGTTTGCTCGAATTGCCATGAAATGAAACTCTCTGTTTCACGTGGAACAATAAAAATGAGCACACCAGAACAACAAAAAGAAATGCGTTCTCTCGCCAAATTTTTCGAGGAATCCATTGAGATTGTTTACGGTAAGCGCATGGGTTTTGCGCTTTTAATTTTCGATTTTAATTCCGTTGGGGTTTCTGATTATCTGGCGAATGCTGATCGTGAAGACATGATCACGGCATTGCGCGAATGTGCGAGTCGTCTGGAAAGCAAAGAAGACATTCCCGCTACGCAGGGGTCGGCATGACTAAAGAAGAAGCCGAAAAAATTTTACTGGAATTGGCCAACAAATTGATTGCCGATTTTGAGGATGCCATTGGCGAGAAAATTGATCCTCGATTGCGTGTTTGTATGGTTGTTTACGAGAATGAAAAATATCAGCCATTACATATACTGGGGCCAAAGACTCAGGACGAATGTGCTTTTGTGTTGGGTGCAACGTGGGCGCATTATCACAATCAGAACAAATGAAAATGGACGGCTATTGTGTGCAGTGTAAAGGCGACGATCCCGACAAGCCTTTAGTGGAATTCGACAAGCGCATGGAATCATTTGAGAAGGGCAAATTTCTGGTGCATTGTTCCGGTTGTGGTATTACGGAAGTGGATGCGGACGCTAAGTGTGTTTTCAAGTATTGCGAGAAGAAGCATGGCCTTTCACGTTCCTGAAAAGTTTCGGATTCAAGGCTCGTCGCAGATGGGTAATAATGGCGCGTTCGTGATTAAGTCAGCGGCTTTAAAAAATCCATTGCGAGTTGTTGCCAGTGATGGCGAGGGCTGGGAGCATGTGTCGGTCTCATTACCGCATCGTTGCCCATCGTGGCAAGAGATGTGTTTTATTAAGGATATGTTTTGGGATGATGAAGACACGGTGATTCAGTTTCACCCGCCCAAGTCCGAGTATGTTAATTGTCATCCGTATTGTTTGCATTTATGGCGTCAAATATATGCTGATCAGCCGTTACCGCCGTCGATACTGGTAGGGCCAAAGTGAATTTCGAGTCGGTATTTTTTGTTTATTGGGGAGTGAGCACTATTGTTTGCACGGTGTTTTCGATACTCGATGCGCCGGAATCGTTTAAGGGTGATGTCGGGTATTACGTGATTTGTTTTGGCGGTAGTCTGATTTTTGGCTGGATATTCTGGCCGTCTTACGTTAAGGACTATTATCTTGACAGATGATGTCAACGAAAAACTGGAAATAGCGAAACAACAAGGCGAGGCTGAGTTGATTTTTGCTGTACAGGATGCCGAAGGGAACAAGCATTATATTTTCGGTGATGATTTTGCCAACTATGTGATTGGCGATATGTTACAGAAATTGCAATTGGTGGAAGCGGAGACAGAGACGCCGCAATGAAACTAACAAGAAGACAATTTTTGCAGGGTATGATTGCCGCAGGTGCAGCGCCAGCGATTGTTAAAGCTGAAAACCTGATGAAGTTGTATGTGCCGCCTGAAAAGAAAATTATCACGTCGAGTTCTTTTACTGATGGTCTTCGGATGGTGATTACCGACAGTTTAGGGCAGCAGTATTCTTTCCCTGTAGAGCAAAGAGGCAATGGTTTTTACCATGTAACGGTTGATAAAACCATCGATGCGCGTCACTCGCAAATTATTGGTGGTGACAAGATGACGATAGGGCCGTCATACGTGCATTGTAATACCCGTCTCAGGAATGGTGATGGCATTATGATTTCTGAGATTGGTTTTAAAGTGGCGAAATTATGAGTGAGTTCACCGACGATATATTAGACGGCATATTTTGCGCATCGTGTGGTGAGCTGATTGATCTTGAGGGCGCTGGTCATATTCAGTATTGCGCTTATTGCGCACAGTATGTTGACGAAGATTTAAAAGATTACGTAGCCACGTCGAACAAACAGGTGGAAGGTGACGAACAGGGAAAGGATTAATTTACAATGAACCACAAAAGAAAAAAACATAAAGCCGCACGCGCCGGTTGTCAGATGTGTAAGCCGCATAAATACAGGATTTAAAGCAGTACCAAACCGATTGATGCAGGCAGTCGGTTTCACTTGACAGTGAATAAAGCGATCTCTCTCCGACCGATTGTCTGCGTCTTTAATTACACCCGCCTCAACTAATAGAGCGACCAACCAACAAACCGCCTTCGGGCGGTTTTTTTATGCCCGATGGAAAATTTAACAGACGAGCAACTTGCATCTTTACCCAAAGAATTAGTCGAGAAGTACGCCAAAGCGCTTGCTGATATTCAGTTCAATAAGATCGAATGGTTTGAGCCTTATGCCAAACAAAAGGAGTTTTTCAGTGCCGGAGCGAAATACCGTGAACGACTTTTCATGGCAGGAAATCGCCTCGGAAAAAGTCTTGCCGGTAGTTTCGAGGTGGGATACCACCTTACGGGACTATATCCTGAATGGTGGACAGGTCGACGACTGGAAAAGCCTACCACATGGTGGGTTGCTGGTGAGGATGGGCAATCGACGCGTGATACTCCCCAAAGACTTTTGCTGGGAACACGACAGGAGCCAGGTACAGGTGCGATCCCGAAAAACCTTATCCTTGACGCCAAAACAGCACGCGGCGTGCCGGATTTACTGGATTACGCCGTGGTCTCGCATGTCTCTGGCGGAAAAAGTTACGTGTACTTTAAAACCTACGGTAAAGGACGAGACCGCTGGCAGTCCGCCGACTTAGGTGGCTTGTGGTTTGATGAAGAACCCGACATCGATGTGTATCTTGAAGGGATAACGCGAACCAACACCACACTGGGGCCAGTTATTGTGACGTTCACGCCATTGAAAGGCATGAGCGATGTGGTCGCACGTTTCATCACACCAAAAACAGGTGATGCCGGTAACGCCGATCGTGATGTCACGATTATGACCATCGACGATGTAGGTCACTTCACCGACGAACAAAAAGCAAAAATCATTGCATCTTATCCCGCGCATGAAAAAGAAGCGCGAACCAAAGGCACGCCATTACTGGGAAGTGGTCGCGTGTTTCCGATCACTGAAGAGTTAATCAGTGAAGATCAAATTGAAATTCCTGAACACTGGCCGCGTATTGCCGGTATTGATTTCGGCTGGGATCATCCGACCGCTTGCGTCTGGATGGCTTGGGATCGTGACGCCGATGTTATTCATGTCTATGACTGTTACCGACAAAGTGAAGCGACTCCTGTAGTTCATGCTGCCGCTGTCCGATCTCGTGGCGACTGGATTCCTGTCGCTTGGCCGCATGATGGACTGTCCACCGAAAAGGGGAGTGGCAGCACCCTATCTGATTTGTATCGCGCTCAAGGCGTGAACATGACGTTTGAGCGAGCGACTTACGCCGATAACCGACGATCGGATCAAGGCTCTTACATCGAACCTGGCATTATGGAAATGCTGGATCGTATGCAAACAGGCCGATGGAAAGTTGCTCGCCATTTACATGAATGGTTTGAGGAATTCCGCCTCTACCATCGCAAAGACGGCAAAGTAGTAAAACTCAACGACGACCTTATGAGTGCATCACGCTACGCGATGATGATGTTGCGCTTTGCGCAAACGGGAAAAAATTCATGGGGCAAGTACGGCGACAAAATTAAATATCCTAACTTGGGGATCGTATGAACATACAGCAACAAAGTCAGTTAAAAGCAGTCATTGCGAAAGTAGATGAAATTGAAAATTTGCCGCACGATCTCAATCAAGCATTGAAAAGAATGGATCAGGCAATTGAAGATTTTAGTTATCGTATTGGCGTTATTGAAAAACAGCACCAAGCCGTGCTGGATAATGTTCAGTATTTAAAAGACCTCATCTCTGGCGTGAAGGATTTGCCTAACAAGCGTCGTTACGAGCAAAAGCGTAAAGAAAATGAACAAAGACACGCTTAACGCTGTACTCGACAATGAAATCGAATTAGGGGTCGGCTATCAGGGCGGACAAATATCAGCGGATCGCCGCAAGGCTATGGAGTATTTCAAGGGGGAGCCTTACGGTAATGAAGTTGAAGGCCGCTCGCAAGTCGTCACGCGTGAAGTTGCCGATACCATCGAAGCGCAATTGCCCTCGCTTATCAAAATTTTCACTGCAAGTGATGAAGCGGTGCGATTTGATCCTGAAGGGCCAGAAGATGAAAAGTCCGCCGCGCAGGAAAGTGATGTCTGTAACTATGTTTTCTACAAAGAAAACGCAGGCTTCGAGATTCTTTACACGTGGTTTAAAGACGCGTTAATTCAGAGAAACGGTATTGTCAAAGTTGTCTGGGAAGAAAACGATCGATCAGAACGCGAAACCTATACCAATCTGGATGAAAATGATTTAGCGGTATTGCTCAACGATGAGTATGCCGAACCGATCGAATACACTGAGCACGAAAAAGGTGCTGATATCACTGTCAAGAGGACTTTTCCTGGTCAGGTACGGGTTTACCCTGTACCGCCAGAAGAGTTCACCGTATCGAAAGAACATAACTCCATTAATCCGAAAAAAGCTCGTTGTTGCTGCCATCGGTCGAAGAAAACACGTTCGCAGCTCATTGAAATGGGCTTCGATAAAAAAATTGTTGAAGACTTGCAATCCAGTGAAACATCGACCGATAACGACGAGCGCTGGGAGCGGTATAAGGATGAAGAGTATATTGATGTCGATAACTCGCCGGATAATTCTACCTCTACGTTGTGGCTGGAAGAGTTCTATTGTCGTGTGGATTATGACGGCGATGGTATTGCTGAGTTACGCCAAATATTTCGTGTCGGTCACACAATCCTAGAAAACACCGAAGCTGATAACAATCCTTTCTGTGCGCTGACGCCGTACATCATGCCGCATACCTTTATGGGTGAATCATCGGCGGATAAGACCATGGATATCCAGATTGCCAAGTCCACTGTGCTTCGTCAGGTGCTTGACAATATGTACAACCTCAACAACGGTCGTTTTACTGTTGTTGATGGGCAAGTTAATCTCGATGACTTGCTGACCTCACGACCAGGCGGCGTGGTTCGACAAAAAGCACCGAACATGGTGCAGCGCTTGGATACCCCGATATTGGGCGCTCCCTCGTTCGATTTGCTTGAGTATCTGGATACCATACGCGAATCACGCTCTGGCATTACCCGTTATTCAACCGGCATGAACGCCGATACCCTGAATAAAACCGCAACCGGCATTACGCAGATCATGGATGCCGCGCAACAACGACTGGAATTGATTGCACGCGTTTTCGCGGAAACAGGCGTTAAGCAAATGTTTCTCGATATCCACGCGCTGTTGCTGAAACACCAGAACAAACCAAAATGGGTCAAGCTACGCAACGAGTGGATTCCTGTCTCGCCTGTCGAGTGGCGTGAACGTATGAACATGACCGTTAATGTCGGTCTGGGAACAGGTAACAAGCAACAAACGCAGGCCGCAATGCAAAACATTCTAGCGATGCAAATGCAGCTCATGCCGCTGGGATTATCCACGCCTGAAAATCTGTATAACGCTTCAGTGAAATTTGTCGAGTCACTGGGCTTTAATGGCGAAACATTCTTTACCTTGCCGCAACCACAACCGCCACAACCATCGCCTGAAGAGATGGCAATGCAGGCGCAAATGCAGATGGAGCAACAAAAACTGCAACTGGAAGCGCAAAAGATTCAGGGCGAATTGCAGCTTAAGGCGCAAGAGGCATCACTGAAAGAACGCGAATTACAACTGAAAATTGAACAGGCGGCCATTGATGTACAGCTTAAGCAAGCGGAACTCGCTGACGGCACCGACGCTCAATCGCGCATACAGGAGGCACAAATTCGTGCTCAAGCGGAGATTCAGAAAGCCAGCATTGAAGCCCAAAGCAAACAGAGTGAAATCCAGTCGCAAATGCACCAGCACAGCATTCAGCAAGAAGATAATGCACTTAAGGCGCAGACAGAACAGGCAAAGATCGAAATGGATAAGTACAAAGCCGACCTTGATGCCAGTACCAAGATTGCGCTTGAGAAACTTAAAGGTGGTGCAACGATTAAAGACACTCTCAACGAGACCTTGCCCAAAACAATGCAGCGTAATGATAAAGCTGTTACCGATGCCATTAACGCGATGCTTAAGGCCGTTAATGAGTCTAAGGCAGAAGACAAGAAAGCGCTCGCTGGCATGATGAAAGGATTGTCTGGGGAGATTGATAAGATCGTCAGTAAAATGAACAAGCCGAAAAAAGTTATTTACGACAAGAAAGGTAATCCGACCGGCGTGGAGACGGTTGAATGAATTACTTAAGGCAGTCTACCGCTTCACAGGAAATCTTGCTTGGGCCGTTTGTTGATTCAACCGATGGCGACACGGAAGAAACCGCACTGACTATTGCCAATACTGACATCATTCTCTGGAAGCATGGCGCGACCACAACCGCTGCAAAAAACTCTGGCGGGGCAACGCACATCTCCAATGGCCGCTATTACGCCACACTCGATGCCACGGACACTAATACGCTAGGGATGCTCGAAATCCATGTGCATGTCACGGGAGCGCTTGCGGTGTGGCGTACCTATCAGGTGCTTGCGGCTAACGTATATGACTCCCTATTTGCTGGCAGTGACAATTTGCAGGTCGATGTTACTCAAGTCAGCGGATCAGCCGAAGACTTGCCAACTGCAACCGCACTGGCAACGGTTGATGCCAATGTAGATTCGATTCTCGCAGATACCGGCACCGATGGTGTATTGCTGGCAGCAACAGCGACCAGTGCGCAACTAGTCGATGATGTCTGGGATGAAACCATAACCACAGGGCAACACAACAGCGCGAATACCGCTGGTCGTTTACAACGTTTAGCGGCAGACATTGTATTAACTGATAGCGCCGTGAATGATGTCAGCGCAACAACAACAACGTTTAATACTGATCTTACAGAAGTGGATAATTTCTGGAATGATCACTTAATCGTAATGACATCGGGCGCATTAACCGGACAAACAAAACCGATACTCAGTTATGCCAACACGAATGGGCAAATAGTCGTATCAGAAGCCTTTACGTCTGCACCGAACAATAACGTAACATTTTCGATCGTGTCTTCTCATGTCCATCCTGTCACGCAAATATCAACACAAGTGATGACTGATCTCGATGGCAATGGAAGTACAGTAATTGATGCCATTAAAGCTAAAACCGATCAACTGACTTTCACCGTAGCCAATGAAGTCGATGCTAATACGCAATCGATTAATGATGTCACGATAACTGGAGACGGTAATGGTACGCCGTTCGATGTTGTATGAGTTTGGAATCAGCCGGTGTATGGGCCGTTGGTGTATGGGATACCACAGTATGGGGTGAAGACGTTTGGCGTGAAGGCGTTAGCGCTGTTGCTGGCGAATATCCTGAACTTTACCGTAAACAACAACTGCAAAAAGATTACGAACAAGCCTACCTTGCACAATATCAGGCGGAACTGGAACAAGACTATAACGATGCGACGTATGAGCAATTGATGCGTGAGCGCAGGCGTAAGGCGATTGCAATGCTTCTGGAAAATATTTAGTGAATGAAATAATTGTCTCTATCCCATATTCAGGCACGCGGTTTGTAGAAAAGCATTTAAACATTTCTCTTAGAGTCCACTGTAAAAACAGACCTTATCACGAGTTACTTCAGCTAATCGGTACGAAAACTATTGTCGCACCGATACGCAGTCCGTTGGCTAACTGGCTATCGACCGTCAAGCGTGAAGGTGAACCGACAATGCAGAAAATCGCAGAATGGTACGACGCGTGGTACATGCTCAATTCGCTTTTTGTTTCAAGGCCAGTGCATCTTATTTGTATTGAAGACCAGAACGACAGGTGTATCGATGACTGGCAGCCAGTCGGACACATCGAAAAGCCAGTTGTTAATTATCCCGTGCCGCCAATGAATTTCATTTACCAATTGCCAGTTGTGCAACGGTTTTACACGCTAAAACAAGACAAACAACTTTGGTGGACAGAGGACATGCGATGGATGACATAGAACGAATACACAAAGCCAGTGCCGCAAAGCAACTACAGAATAATTCGTTCTTGCAAGAGGTTTTTGGCGGCATCCGATCGGATTTAGTGATGGCAATGGAAACCGTGCCAATGACTGATCGAGAAACACAGCAGGCGATTACTTTAGCGGTACAGGTATTAAAACGAATTCAAGATCACGTACAAACCTGCATCGATGACCAGAAGGTGCATGAGTTTAATTTAGAGCTGGTCAAGCAAGCAACTTAATGGAGAAATTACAATGTCTGCATCGTTCGAGGATGTGGTGGATCAACTTGAAGGATTGATTGCGACCGAAAATGAGCCTCAATCTGAAGAGAAAGAACCTACCCGCACCAAAGAAACCAAGTCAGAAACACCAGCCGAAGAAACTACTGAAGAAACCACCGAAGAAACACCAGCCGAAGAGACGACAGAAGAAACTGTTGAATCGAAGACCGAAGAGACCGAAGAAGAAGACTCTATCGAA